GAATCTAACCCAACAGATAATAGAATCACTCTTACATTTAATGTCATCCCAGTATAGAGTTTTCCACAGTTTGCGGAGAGTTTTCCACATTTCTGTGAATTATTTAAATACTTAAATAAACATGGTTACGTTCAGAATACCTCTCCTGATAGATGTCTAAATACTCTGTTTTGTCTCTATTTGTAGTTACCTTGGAGCGTAACATATCAACCGAGAGACTGTCAACAACACAGGGACGATTTTCTGAGTTCCACACAGTGATTTGACAAATCCTCTGAGATGCTACATAATAGCAATGTTACTCGTTAACACTTCCACATTACACAATCATGGGACGCACTTACAAACGAAACGACCTGCATAACAGCAGACGCCCCAAGTCTATCCGAGAAAAGAGACAGTATTCCACAGGGAAACCCTCTCTCTACAATGATACTGACTCCACAGAGTTTTCCACAGGTAAGCATCAATCAAAGCAACAACGATTAGACTCCCACGATTATGAATGACACTCTACAATCAGACTGGATCGATGACATCCTAGATGATGAAACTACTGATGATATGTTAGACTTTGAGTGTGTACTTGATGAGTCTTTCGATGATCTATCAACGGAGGATTACTATGTCTAAATCTATCCAGTTAGATACGAAACCCCCAGTAAGTGTAAAGATCTGGGAGAAGCATAGGAAACACTTTTGGCGCTACGATTACGATGGTTGTCCTAAGTATGGTCCATTCACTGATTATCAACAAGCACTAGCAGACTCTCTCTTCTATTCTACAAAATGAATCTCCCCATTAAGTATGAAACACTGATGGATCTATATGATACTGGATCCCTCCCCCCTGATGAACAGATAGAGTTAGCACAGTTCTTGATAGATACTGGACTATATGAACAACTCTCCCAGTATACACAGTGGTGTGACTATCTAATACTTGAAGGACTATGTTATGATGTAGTTTGTTAACATGAGGGACAGTTAATCCTGTCCCCTATATGACAGTAACCGTTGCCCCGTTATGTTATATCGCGGTAGCGGTATATTAATAAGTACCTTCTCTCTAACCTACAACAGTATCCCAGAGCGGTCGATATATTAAGTTAATGAATGTTTCCCCTGTATATGAAAAAATTTCCCCAGTATATTCAGAGACCCTAGGGGATCAACTATCTTATGTAATGCTATGTCTGAAAGAATCACTGAGGATACTCGGAGACCATACAACTACGAGGTTACGGAGAACTGGAAGGAATGGGTAGGACGCCCCTGGCCTGAGTCCCATAAGGACAGAGGACTGGGAGGTTGTTACCAGATCGTCCGAGACTTTTACAAAACGTATTATGGGAGGGATTTGTATGATTACCCATCACAGAAAAAATATCTGTTTAAATCAGAGTATATCGAAGAGGAGCAGAGGAGGCAAGGAGGGTTCGACACAATCTATCAGGGTGGCATCTATGATGAGACACCATTAGATAACTTAGAGGTAGGGGACGTAATGATCATGAGACTGTTCTACGATCGCCTACAAGGGGGTTATTCATGGAAGGAGGGTAGAACATGCAATCACTGTGGTATATACCTCGGAGATGGATTCATGTTACACCACCCTGCATGGGAGACCAGTCGTATTGCAGACTTAGTAGCATTACAGTATTGGGCAGATAATACAGAGGTAGTGTTGAGGTTGAAGGATCGCAAATTACTGAAACCCTATATAAAAACAAAAGGAGAAGTCTTATGAGTAAACGATTTGTAGTGCCTGTGGAGGTAGATGAGAATGACGATTGTTTCATTACGTTTCCAGAGGAGGTAATGGAGGATTTGGGGTGGTATCCTGGGATGATGGTGGAGTGGAGTGAGGATATTGATGGTACTATTATTTTAAAAAAATCCGAAGAGCAAACCTAAGTTATTATGGAAGATCAACAAGAGTTTCTAGATGTATACCGCGAGCATATGGAGATGATCGCGAAAGGTATGGAAAATCTAAGTGCTCGTTTAAATAATGTGGAAACGGCATTAGGACATATGCCAACACCTGGTGCTGATATGATGAAGTATAAACCCGAAGGGTATGCGGATTACTTGAATATGAAAGAGATCTTTGATGATCTATATGTACGCCTAAATATGTTGGAAGACAGAATCAAAGTCATTGAACCCTAATGTCCATTTTTATCCAGGAGACTGCTAGATCCTTTCCCAACATTGATGAGGGCGGTGTATATCAAAAGGAATGGGAAAGACCTGCAAGTGGTAATTATGAATCACATGCAAATCACTCTGGTCCTGGTACAGGGTATCGTATTACATTTAATGATGATGGACCTGGCACTACCGTATTTGGTAATGATCGGGTCTATTATATTGGTGATAATGATGAGCAATGTTTTGGTGCAGCAGGTACACCATTAGAGGAGTGTGACTTTAATCGTCAACCTGTATATCGTTGGTATCGTAGTGGTGGTAATGATGATCATAAGTATACACCAAGGGGAGCATTGCGTTGGCCTACGGACTTCACTGGTGAGCAGGTAGGACAAGGTGAGGGTGGTGGTAAGGTTGCTCGTGCATATAACCGCGAACCCCGTAATGGTGAGCCTGTATTCTTTTTATCAAGAGCAGGGAAACCAGGTAAGACTAAGGCAGTACATATCTGGTATGAGAATAGTAAGAATGATACACAGTTAGTAGCAAACAATAGTACATACACAGCAGGAGCGGGTGGTGGACCTGGTGGTGGTTATGTTTATATTGAAGTCTTAGGGTATGTGTATAACACTCAGGCAGATGCTCAGATATATGCAGATACTGGTGAGACACCTGTACCGTTATATGAATATTACAAATCTAGTAGTACATCAGAGAAGGATCATTTCTATACTGTAAATGTACCAGGGGAAGTAAACTTAGAGCGCGTGAGTGGCGTACCTAATTGTAAGGAACCTCGTGATGAGGAATATAGTTATGTTGGTATTGTAGGGTGGTGTTTCGCGAAGGATACTACAACAGGTAATCGTAAGGTATATGCAGATGTAGGATTGATTGGTCCGATTGGTTATAGTACACCTGTGGACTATGCAACTCGTGCAGGTTGGTATGAATGGGAAGGACCTGATCTAGGTGGTCATCCTAGTATTGGTGGTAGTCCTGCTATCTACACTCATGAGAATTATGAGTATCAGTTTGATGCTGATGCAGGATATCTAAGACAATATGATCAAGATGGTCAGATGGTTGCCAATGGTGGTGGCATCTTTAATTATAATTATTTCAGAAGTAATCGTCTTAGCGGAGCATATTCTACAAATAGGCATCCTGCTGTGGGATGGGGTGATCCACAAATTTGTCCGATTGATAATCGTGACGCATACTTTGAATGGGTGTATGGTAAGAATGGTGCGGTCAAAGCGGCAGTGCCCAAGTATCTTGAATTCCATGCAGCATTTGATTCGCAGTTCTTCTACTATGTGTACAACACAACGTATCCATGGAATGGACCGATCTTCTCTGTTCAGTATAGTATTAGTGATCGTAACCAATGTCCTAACAAAAATGTACCAGGCAGTGCAAACTCCACACCAGCAGATGATAGGTGTGTATGTGATGAAGCATTAGTTACCAAAGAGTATCATTCACACTTCTATGAGATTCGTCCTGACTCATGGAGAACTACTAATACCTCGTTGTCTCTTACAGACTTCCAGCATCATGGTATGAATGAATGTTTCAAGGTGTGTGATACTGAAAGTCATACACTCTTGTTTAGATACGTTGATGGTGGTGTTGATAGATTTGCAGAAGGCGATACTATCAATGGATGGGAGATTGGTGAACACGCTTACTTTGGTAACAAACTCCGTTGTGGTTATATGGAGTTGATTGGTGATGGCGATGTATTTACTGAGGGACAGATCTTTACACCCAATGGTAGAGACCCTGCTAACATCGAAGTGATTGCTGGATATGGTGTTGGTGATCGTGCAGCATTCTTTGGTGTGTATGAGTTCCCCAAGAAACTAAGTTACTACAAAGTAGAAATTGACCGCGATGCACTGATCCATAGTAAGACCTTAGATCAAGCAGAATTATCTGCAAAGGTGAGTAAGGACGGGCGCATCTCATCTATTATTATTGAAAATGCAGGGTTTGGATATAAGAATCCATCGGTCGTAATTCAGGATCCTTTGATCTTGAATGAGTATGGTGCGATGGACTTAACTAGGGAAGTCACACAACAATTTAAGTTTGAAAATACTAAATTTAGAATCCCAGAAGATCATATCGAGAACTATGATGGTGAAGACTATGATTATAATCTAAAACGTATCAGTAAGAAAACTGTCAACGGTATCAATCGTGACAGTGATAAGAGAATGCAGAAGAGGGAGAATGATTATCCCTATTCATCTAACTCCGATGTGAAGATTGAGGGTATGGATGAGGATGAGAAACAAACCGTTCTCAAAGCAGTATCAATTCGTGATAAGAAGTTAAAGACAACTAGTAGTGAGGATCGTAGGCGTCGGAGGATGAAACCTGCTAAGATTGAAATTAGTAGACTTGATGCTAATGGTGCTATTCGAGAGATTACGATTTTAGATCGTGGTGCAGGTTATGATCCTGATCCAGACAATCCTCCTAGAATCTTTGTGGCAGAGGTTGAGGAAGAAGAGTATAAGATGCGAGGTCCCAATACCAAGAAGGGGCAGAAAGCATTCAGGGAAACTGTCGCACCTGAGAAGAGAGCGGAGACTATAAGAAACTCAGATATCGATCCTAAGACTGGTCGATTCCGTTCGAGTGACATAAAATCCAAATCACTGAAAGAAGCAGTTGCAGAAAAGAGTGACTTGAATACTAGTCAACTTGGTGTCTTGGATGATGGTACGTTGAAGAGTATGCAGACCATGATGAATGGTTTCAATGCTACGTACCCAACTGGTTATATTAAAATTGGTGAGGTTGATGAAACAGAGAAAACTGCATTATGTCAAGGCATTCCTAAGGAGTGCGTTAAGATCACTGTGCCTAGGTTAGCAACTGCTGCAATACCTAATGAAGGTGACTTTGAGTTTCTGATTAAGAACAGTACAGCATTTGCTCAGATGTATCAGACTACTTACTCTGATGCAACGATGGCAGCGAAGGCAGCAGATGGTGAGATGGATAAACTCAGTGACTTCTATGGATGGAACAATGGTCAGGAGTGTATTGTTATTCCACAACCTAAGTTCTACAATGTAACTAGGTTCAAGGATCTACCTTGCCCATATCTTGATGAGGAAACTGGTAAAGCATTTGGTTTCATTGTTTATAAGTATTGTGCATCCAAGGGTGACAATGGTGCTTTCAAAGTAACTCTTTCTACTCGTGGTAAAACCATTGGACCTGATGGTGAGAACTTCATGGCATGGATGCATAAACTTGATCAACCAGCAGTTACTAAACCACGTCCTGTAACTAGTGGTGGAGTAGATAATAAGAATTGCTGGAAGTGTACTCGTAACATCACTGGGTCGATGGTTGGTGCAGGATCTGGTATTACTGGTTCCGTTGAAGGTAGATGCTACTGGGATCCTTCTGGTGGTAATGATGTGGTATTTGTTCCTATTGGTTTGGATGAGAATACGTATGACTGGCAACATGCGGACTACTCAGAACTAACACAGTTATCTGTATGGTTAGGAGAGAACATCGAATCATATCGAACTCGATCATTAACATATACTACTCCTGATAGATTCAACACTGTAACCACTACTACAACAAATGAAGATGGATCGACATCTACAAGTACATCTCAGGTTCTTGCTGCTGCTGGTCAAACTAACAATAGTAATGTGTACTACACAGCATCCATCAAACGACTGCAAAATGGTATGCCAGCAGAAGAGTGCTGGGACACCTATGTAAGGCGTTCTAGCGGCAATGGAAACCCTAATGGTGTCTTAGATGTCTATGGTTCCTATTGGCCTCAGGGAACAGGTAATAATCAAACACAAGGAAAAACACCTGGTCAAACTTTCTGGGAACAGAGAGGTGATGGGTCAGTAGGTGTCTATCAAGGATTCGGTGCTGGTGTCACATGTCTATACTCTGTCTTCTACTTGTATCTCCTTCTATATGGTAGTGGCAATGCTAACACACCAGCAGCAAATGAGTTTGCACTAGAATATGTGAATGACTTATCAATCTCTATTGACCCATATCAAATGAATCAACTTGGTATGATACTAGGACCATTCTCTGGTACTATGACTATTAAGAATTGGAGTGCAGGATCAACTATCACGTTTGGTCAAACTGCTAGAAATATGGGTAATCCATTCTTCGATGAATGTGGAGGTGGTGTCTTTAATGAAAGGAATGAAGTTGTGCAACCAAATCCACCAGCACCACTCAGGAAGATACATACATCATCTCATGATCCTGCTGATAAAGAGTTACTTAAAAAGAAATATAGTTCTTTGAGGGATGTTGAATTTGAAGATGATACTTACAAGGACTTCATTGATGAGGATTACAGTTTTGAGGATGACTTAAATACAAGGATATCAGATTTCTCTACGGACACAGACAATTTATTTAACGGTTAATCATGGCATTCGGACTATTACTACCAGTTGCACCTATCACAGGGTTACCTGACTCAGGACATGGTATCTGTATACCGCCCACAGTCCACTCTGTGCAACCCTGTGGCACCCCTCCAATCCCTTACAGTATCGTTATTAAGGAATGGACATGTTGGTGGCCCCCTACTCCTCTAATTCCAATCAATCCACTGAGTGCTATCAAGGCAACTGTGCTCATCAACGGTCTTCCTTGCATGACTTTTGGTGATGTATTCACACCACACATCTCAACTTGCACAAATATCATCATTTACATGTGTCCATGTGCCAAAGGATTGTGTCCTGTACCTACTCCTATCCCATGTTCACTCTTAACGATCGAAGATAACGCTGGAATTGGTCATGTTCGATTCGCTTTCACATCAACACTGACTGTATTTTCTGCAAAACTACCAGTTGCTCGTGTTTTGGATCCACTTGGCGTTGGAACACCTGGTTGGATGGGGTGGTCATATCCCTGTAACAGTGTGGTTGCGTATGGATCACCAAATGTGCTATCATCTTAGGGTCCCCATAGGAGCATAATGGCAAAGAGATCAACGACAGGACTTGCTGGTGGTAACTTTATTCCATCACAACCTAAAACAACCCGTCAGGGAGCATCACAAAACACTAAACTTAGCGCAACATCACGAAATGGTAAGCAAAAGAGGTACAGAGGTCAAGGAAGGTAAGGTAGTCACCACTCCTGAACTCGTCAAGGAATCAAATGTGGCACTGTATCGTGCCACAATGAACCTTCCACACGCTGCCAAACATTGTGGAATGACAGAACGGGAGATGAAAATGACATTTAGGGAGTTTTTGAAATATAATCCTCCCGTTGAACCTATAAATAAACAAGAACACTGATATAAATCAGAAAATTGGCACGTTATCGGTTCCGATCTGAACAATTCCTGTCCCGAGGGTACAAAGATTTCTCTGTATCCTTCAATATGAATCCGAATACGGAAGATTTTGGGTCAGTTACGAATGAAAATGCTATTAAGCAGTCAGTTCGGAATCTTATCATGACACAATTTGGAGAGAGACCCTTTCAAATGGAGATTGGGTCCCGCGTTACAGGTCTTTTGTTTGAACCGTTCGACGTTTTCTCAGCAGAAGACCTGAAAGACGAAATTAGAAATACCATTGAGAGACTGGAACCTCGTGTGACAGTCGAATCAGTGGATGTGATTCTCTCAGAAAGTGAAGATGCTCTTGATGTGAGCATAGAGTATCGCATCGTTGGTGAAGAACTTGTTCAAACTATCGAATTTCTATTAGAACGCACCTAAAATGGCAGCACTACCATCAGAATTAACGTCACTAGACTTCTTTGAGATCAAAGAATCTATCAGATCGTACCTGAGAACAAGAAAAGAGTTCACAGATTATGATTTTGAGGGTTCTGCGTCTTCATATCTCATTGATATTTTAGCATATAACACTTATTACGCTTCGTTTACGGCAAACATGTCGATGAACGAGGCATTTTTGGAATCTGCGACTGTTAGAGATAACATTGTTCGGATTGCAAAGCAAATTGGTTACACTCCTAGGTCTAAAAAAGGATCAAGAGCGTGTATTGGGATGACAACAGCAGCAACTTTGCTCCCTGGTGACCAATCTTTCCCATCATCTGTAACAATTAAGAAAGGTGATGCATTTGTTGCCAAGGTTGATGGCGATTCTTACATATTTTCTTTACTTTCTGACGTAGAAGCGAGCGTTGATCAGTCTACTGGTCTGGCAACCTTCAACAAGATGCTGGTATATCAAGGAAATCTGCTTACATACAGTTTTACTGTTGATGATACAAGGAAAGCGGAGTATGTTATCCCATCAGAAGACGTAGATACGGAGAGAATGAAGGTTTTTGTTCGTCCAAACGAGCAATCTGTGGAAGTTGATGAATATTCTCTGGCAAATAACGTAACTTCACTTGAATCAACGTCAAGAAATTACTTCTTAGAGGAAACTGAGGACCTTAGATTCAAAATTACCTTTGGTGATGGTGTACTTGGTCGTAAATTGATCGATAATGAGTACATCACCGTACAATATCTTGATACTGACGGTGAACAAGCGAATGGTGCGAAGAAATTTGGGTTTATTGGGCGTGCAGCGGACTCTGTGGGTCGTCCAATCCTTCCTCAGGCGATTGAACTGACAACTATTGAGACATCTGCGGATGGTCAGGCACGGGAAACTGCATTAACAGTCAAATATCGCGCTCCGAAGTCATTCTCAGTACAGAATAGAGCAGTTACCGAAGGTGACTACGCATATTTGGTGTCTGAACTGTATCCACAGGCAGCATCAGTGACTGCATACGGTGGTGAGAAACTAAATCCACCACAATATGGCAAAGTTTACGTTGCTGTAAGAACAAAGAGTGGTGTTAACCTTAACAACACTACTAAGAAGAGGATCAAGAACCAGTTACTTGATTACTCTATGGCATCGATCCAACCTGAGATCGTTGATCCAAGAATCTTCTACATATCACCTACTATTCATCTTGCCTACAACGGCAACAATACATCTAGGTCATCTAATGAACTGGCTGCTCAGGTACTGAGGTCTGTCGATAGATTTAACGCTCAGGAGCGTGATAGTAGATTCTCTGGTCGTCTAGAACCATCAAAGTTCAACGCTATGGTGGACTCTTCCGATTCTGCTATCAGTGGTACTACAACCCAAATGACCATGGGTCAGAACCTTGATCAGTTCACCTTTGGAAATCAATTCTCACAGTGTTTAGACTTCAACAACCCAATCACTAACCCGAACGATTACGGTGGCAGTGGAGGCGATCCTGGTGGGTCTGGTGGGGGTATTCCATGTTCAACCACTGCTGACTGTCCTGCTGGTCAAATCTGTATCAATGGCACATGTCAAGATGATCCGAATGGTGGCACTCCATGCTCTACTACTGCTGATTGTCCAGAAGGTCAGATCTGTGTGAATGGCACATGTCAACCCGATCCTAATTATAGAGGTGGTGATGGCAATCCAGGTGGTGGCGATGGTGGTTCTTGTAAACCCAAGTTCTCTGCTGTTAAGAGTGGAACATTCTATGCTACTGGATATACCGAAGAGGTTGCTGACCTGATTGGTGCTGGTGAAGCAGCAGGATCTCTTATTACTGGCACTACCGTTAGCAACCCAGTTGCTGGTGGTAATACTAATCTGGAAGAAGTTGTTGCAAACTCCCAGATTGCCCAAACAGCAACTCTTGTTCCTGTGAACATCAGAGATGATGGTCTTGGTAACCTGATGATGGTCACCAACAGAAATGAGAAAGAAGTGGTTCTTAACGATTTAGTTGGAACTGTGGATTATGAAAATGGTATTGTTTGTGTTGGCCCTATCAATGTAGGCGATACACCTGATGGTACAAATAGAATTCCTGTTGTAGTTTTACCTTCTACTGGACCTATTACAATCCCACCTGGCGTTGACCCCACAATCTTCGACCCCAAAGTGTTCCCAAGGGATATCAACACTAATCCTGGTGCTGTTGATGCCTTCGATCCATTCAGTTTTGGCGGATGGAACTACGGTGGTAGCAACATAAATACAATCACGTACCCCACTGGAACGTTCTCGTATCCAGAACTGGACTCCTGTTTCTAAGAGATAAATGTTCGCAAAAACGATCAACATTTCTGACAGAGTTGCTAATCAACTCCCAGAATTCATCCGAAACGAAGATGAGCAACTTGTCAATTTCCTGATTGAATACTATAAATCTCAGGAAAAGACAGGTCGCCCATATAACGTACTTAATAATCTTATTAAGTATCTCGACTTAGACGAGTATGATCAGAAGATTCTTACATCGTCAACATCCTTGATTAAGGAAGTTGGGATTTATGATGAGGTCATTGAAGTAGAACAAATTGATGGATTCTTGCCTAGCAAGGGTTCTGTGATGATTGATAACGAGATCATCTATTATGATGAGACCGTTCGTGGTCCAGATGCTATTCTGACACCTGGTATCTCTCTTGAAGAGTTCAATAAGAAAAGACAAGCACTAGAATCACCTTGGGAACTGTTTGACGGAGCAAGAACTACATTCCCGCTAAAATTCTTAGGTACTCCTGTATCTGCCGTATCTGCTGATCACCTTGCGGTAACAATTTATGGTGATCTGCTAATTCCTCAGGTTGATTACACTGTTTCTGGTAGTGAGATCACTCTGACAGTCCCACCCCGCGCAAGAACGGGTAATGATCAGGTAGAACTTACACAAATTCTGTATTATGTTGGATTTGCGGATTCTGTAATCAAGGATCTGGTGATTCCTGATGTCAATGATCTAGTGGGTCTTGACTCCACAACAATGGAGTATGATAGTTTACCATATTCCCCTATTGCTGAGATCGGTCTGATCATCAATAGGAATGCTGTCCTTCAACGTCCTTATCTGGACTATGTGTTGACGGACAACAACACAAAAATTAAGTTCTTTGTAAATATTTCAAATCAGGATACATTCCATATCCGCTCTATTGAATATGTTTCCCCAACTGTGGGTAGTGGTGCTAGTGCAGTTACCAGAGTTGGTGCTAGTGGTGAAATTGATAAGATCATCATCAAGGATGGTGGTAAAGGTTATCAACTCAATTTTGCACCCAAACTATCAATCTACTCATCGACTGGCGTTGGTGAAGCATCAGCAGGTAGAACCCTAGTTAACGGTATCAAAGATTCCCAGTTGATTAGAGGTGGTCAGGGTTACACTTCATACAACCCACCTGTTCTGAAAATCACTCCACCATCGGATTTGATCAACGGATCACAAGCAACAGCAGAAATCACTGTTGATGATGACACTGGTATGGTGTCCAGCATCGAAATCACTAACTCAGGTTCTGGTTATGATTTCATTCCTGCAATTACATTCTTAAATCCTGATGGTGCTGAAATCAGTAGTCCTGAGATTGATTCTGAGGGTCGTTTGGTTCCAGCATCTATCGCTGTGACTCAGGGTGGTATTGGTTATAGCAATCCTCCTGAAATCTACATTGATGCTGCACCTGACGGTGGTATCAATGCTGCTGCTACCTGTACCGTTGCTCCTAATGGGCAGATTGTATCTGTAACTATCACTAATAGAGGTAGAGGGTACCTGACACCCCCAAGAGCGCGTGTGATCCAACCAGTGGGCGCACAGGTGCTTGATATCACCGTTGCGAACGGCAATGTAACTAACATCAATTTGCTGACTGGCGGTAAAGGTTACTTAGATGCACCTTCTGTGTATATTGTGGACGATCGTAAGGGTCCATTGAATGAACCTATTGGTGGCACGGGTGCTGAGGCAGTAGCAACCATCTTCAACGGTGAGATTACTGATATCAACATCGTTAACTTTGGTACTGGGTATTCTGATACTGAACCACCTAAGGTTTACATCGCATCTCCCGCTTCTGCACAAGCATCTTGTGATGTTGGTTTCGGTGAAGTGACTGGTTTCACTATTTTGTCTGCTGGACGTAAATATGAACCATCAGCACTGACTGGATGTGCTCGTGGTGTATCTGATGTTGCAACTTTCGACAATTACGCTAACCAGATCTATGCAAAAGAGAGTCAACTGACTCAAAGCAGTCACCCTGCTGAATCTGTTGTCAATAACCTTGACAGCATGATCATTAAGCAAGTATTCGACAAGTTCCGTCGTCAATACATGCCCACAATCAATCTTGACTACTCTCAGGTTAATCCTGTACTGGTTATTAAGAAGATTAAGGACTTCTACCTGTCTAAGGGTACAAAAAAAGCAACGCAGTACCTATTTAAGATTCTCTTCGGTGAAGAGATCGATGTGTACTATCCTAGGGATGAGATGATCACCCCTTCTGCGGCATCTTGGGTTGTTGACACCATTTTGCGAGCAGAATTGATTTCTGGCGATCCAGCAAACCTGAAAGACTCTCAGTTGGTGCAGATTGCGGATGAAGTTGACCAGAATATCAAAGATGCGTCAGTTCTGATCGAAAACGTCATCTCCATCATCGAAGGTACGGATATTATCTATGAATTGGCAATTTCAGAGGAAACACTGAACGGCGAATTCAAGATTCCATATAAAACAGTTCTTGTAGAACCATTAGACACTACTGGTGGTATTATTACGGTTGACTCCACTATTGGATGGCCAGAAAAGAACGGTACCATCATTATTGATGATAATGAGATTGTACAGTATAAAGATAAGTCACTAAACCAATTTATTGAGTGTACTCGCTCCAAAAACGGAGTTGTAGAGGATTGGGACCCTGGTACAATCATTCATTCTGATATTTTCGTATATGCCAACCGTGGACAAGAGACAGAAGTACAACTTCGCATTCTGGGTATTGCAGAAGCAGGAACTACTGTTCTCGAAGATAGTGGTTCCTATTATCTGCCTGGTGACAAACTAAATGTTGCTGCATTGGGTTCTACCGACCAAGATGAGCGTCTACAATCCTGGTTGTACAACGTTAAGAAACTTATTAAGGTTTCTCAGATCATTCCTGGTGGTTTGAACAGAACTGCAACCGTAACTTGCGAAAACCCACATGGTTTGCTAGTTGAGGACACTGTTACCATCTATGGTGCAAACCCTGCTGTATATAATGGTACATTTGAGGTTACTGCTCGTCTTGACGACTTTACATTCTCTTATCTGATTCCAGTACCAACAGCGATCGAACCACAAGGTAATATCCTCCTATCTGTTGACCTAAACAGAGGTAAGTCTACTCAGAGCACGATCAACGAAGTGATCTCTCTGTTTACCTCTAACGTACAGAACTCATTCTTCAATAATGACTTTGTTTACGTTGCAGCATCAGGTCTGCCCAACTATAAGGTCGGTCCTTTCAGTGGATCTGCACTTATCCCTGGTAACCAGCGTAAACTGCTGAGATTCCCTAGAACTGTCAATACAGTTTCAACTAGAACTACGGTATTACCAAATACACCAATTGGTGCATGGGTTAACGGTGTATCTGCATGGGGTTACAAGGATCAGGAGTTTGTAACTTTCGGTCCTCTTACTGGTATCGATATTACCAACACTGGCGAAGAGTATGATGCTGGTTCTACACCTACACTAGAAATTACTGGTGGTGGTGGTTCAGGTGCTGTTGCATCAGTCATTGTTAATGGTTCTTTGAGTACAGTTGATGTACTCACCCAAGGAACTGGATATACTACACAACCTTTGATCTCAATTGTTGGTGGTGGTGGTTCAGGTGCTACTGCACAAGCAGTTGTGACAAACGGTCGTGTAACTCGTGTCTTGGTGGGTAACCCTGGTACAGGGTATACATCACAACCTACAATCTCCATCACTGGTGGTGGTGGTTCTGGTGCTACTGCAATTGCACAAGTTCGTGGTGCTATTTCTGGTGTTAACATCCTATCCAGAGGAACTGGATATACTTCCACACCAACACTGAAACTGAACTCTGGTGAAGGTGCTTTGGCACAACCCATTGTTATCAATGGTCGTATTGTATCTGTTGCTATCATTAACTCTGGTGATGGGTATACTACTGCTCCTACCGTATACATCAATGGTGATGGTTTCGGTGCTAAGGCAACTGCTGTTATCGGCACCCTTGGTGAAGACAAAGGTAAGGTTATCTCAGTCAGTATCACCAACAAAGGTGTTGGATATACTCAGGGTAATACTACTGTCCGTATGGAAGCAGTTGGACAACTTGCAACATTCAATGCAAATGTGTTCCAATGGAATAAGAACTTAGAGTATAACCTCAGCACTAAGTATGACATTGCTCGTGGTTATGTCTTTACTGGATTTAACAACCAGTATGGTGGTGAGTATGCACACGTATCTGACCCCAAAGAACTCCGTTATGTGGTTGGCGACAACGTAATCCTTGATCCTGAAACCAATACCTTCAAAGAAGAAGGTACTGAGACTGGTGCTGCTATTTCTCACTCACCCATTCTGGGTTGGGCGTTTGATGGTAACCCAATCTATGGTCCTTATGGTTATATCGATCCTACTGATCAGAACGGTGGTATCAGAAGAATGCGTTCTTCTTACAGACTGAAAACTAATGTAGTTTATGATGTTGATACAAACCCAGAACCTGCTCGTATTGATGGTCCTGTACTTGCTGACTATCCTGCTGGACAGTTTGTTGATGACTATGAGTATGCATTCCAAGAAGGAGATCTAGACCCATACAACGGTCGTTTCTGTAAGACACCTGATTATCCTGATGGTACATATTGCTACTTCATCACAATTGATGCATCAGAAGCAGGTCTTCCAGTATTCCCTTACATCATCGGTCCTGAGTTCAACTCAATTGTTGATACTTGGAACCTGAGTCAGAGTGCAGTACAAGAGAACATCCCTCAGGATGTGTCTCGTTTTAGAGATCCATATGAAGAAGTTGACATCGACATTGAGCGTCAACCCAACCAACAGTCAGATCAACTGGTTACAGAGAAGGAAGGAGACCTTATCCTTTTTGAAACTTCTGACATAGATAATGATGGTATCATTTCTCCTGCTGAGATCGCCACTAATCTGGTGATGACAGAAGAAGCAGCACTTCAAATCTATGATTATTTCCCAAGAGTTTCGACAGAATCCAGAGTCGATATTGAAGTTGAGACAACAACGAAATTTGAGAATGCTCAGATCGATGGTTTTGTTATTGAAAATTCTGGTGTTTCCTATCAAGTTAACGATACACTATTTTTCGACAACACTGGAACGGATGGTTTTGGTGCCTCTGCACAAGTCGAGTCTGTTCAGGGTGCTAGTATCGCAGCATATAGTAAGGAAGTCATCAACGACATCCCCTACGGCAAAATCACAACATCAACAGACCACGAACTAATTGGACAAGACGAGATCATCGTCAGTTCTAGGGTCATCACTGAGAATACCAACAAGAGATTCTACATGTCTGTGGTTACAGGCATTGACTCCATTTTGGTATCACAAACTGGTATTGGTTATAATGAGGCAATTCCACCATCTTATGAAATCATTACACCGTCTGGACAAGACGTTGAACTTGATATTGTACTAGATCTTACTACTGGTAAGGTTGATACTGTTAATATCGTCAACTCTGGTTTTAATTATGATACTGAGAATACTCCTCAGATCAGAGTTTCACACCCACAGAGATTCAAGAAGACTTATTACTGGTCCACTTCATTTGCTGAAAGTGCAGACTGTAAGTTTGAGATCACTGACTCTGTTGTATCGGCAGAGCGTAACCTGTATATCTGTGGTCAAATCACAAAACCTAATGGTGATTCAGCAGCATTCGTTGCTAAATTCAACGACCTAGGTAATGTTGTCTGGGATAGAACTTTACTTCCTAGTTCAGCGATCAAGGTGGCACGTTGGAAGAAGATGTATCTGGATGAGACCAGTGAAGAGAATGATCTCATTTATCTGATTGGTGAAACTGAATCTCAGGGAACTGCAAACCGTAATCCTGATATTTTAGTTGCCAAGTATGAATCTGGTCTTGATAATGCTAACAATCCAGAAGGCATCGTTAGATGGCAGAAAGAAATTGCTGGTGTATCTGGTTCTACTCGTCGTGACTATGCTGGTGACATCTATCTAGATGCAGACCAACGTGTGTACATCTGTGGTTGGACAGACACTAACTCACCTGATCCTGATGACATTTGGATCATTCAACTGAATAGTTTCGGTGATCTGATCGAGAAACGTAAGTTTGCTTCGGATTCCGAAGGTGAGCAGATGTATCAACTGCATTTCATCGGTGACAACAAACTTGTCTTTGCTGGTATTGATAAAGACAACAATGATCTGCTGTTTGGTGAAATGGAGTACGATGGTGCAAACATCGAATTCACATATGTCAAACGTCTTGCAATTTCTGGTGGTGATGTACAAAATCCACAGTTTGTGCTTGATGAGTACGATGATCTGTTCTTTGTATGTGATATGTGGAATGGCACCAAGAATTATGGTGTTGCATTCTTCAAGATTGCAATGTCACAGATCAAACTGGTGGTTGCAAGTCCAGAATGGCAATTTGCCAAGATTATGGCACCAACAGTCCAATTTGAGTCTGTTAAACATGCTGGCATCACTCTTGACATCTTTGGCAACGTTAACGTGGTCACAGAGATCAAATATGAAGATAATAACCTGACTGCTAACATTGCAAGTTTCAAATATGATGGAACACTGCTAAATCAGTCTGATGTTTGGAAGACTGCTAATGATATTGGTTTTACAACACATACTCATGCTGTTGATAACTCTGGTGACATTATTCTGAGTTGCAATACTCAAAATGCTGATCAAACCATTGTTCATCGCTTTGAGAATGCTGATAACTTGGTTGAAGACTCAACTAAGCAAGAAATTCCTACAATCACAGTATTGAATGCTGCTAACGCTGCACATGATACTACCGACTATAAGTTTGGTTCTGGATCATTAGATTTCACTGCTCTTAACCGTATTCAGTGGGAAGATCTGAATATCACTACTGACTGGACTGTTGGTATGTGGGTTCAGATGGATTCTGCCCATGACAGCAGTAATGCTACTGTTGAGATGATTACAGCAGTTGCTGATACTGGCGGAACCGTTCGTTTCACGATTGAAGGTAATTCAGGTCTTGCTAACTACGGTAAGGTTGCATTGCAACTAACTCCTGCTGGTGCTGCCACTACCACAGTATGGTCTGTTGGTTCTACCTATTGGGCAGCATTATCTGACAACACTTGGCATCATATTGCATTTGTTAAGGAAGAACCTTCCTTGGGTTCATATGTATACTCATGCTACTTCGATGGCGTCATTGTTGCCACTACAACAACCACTGAGAACATCGTACTGAATGATTTGTATGTTGGTGCTGAGGTTGCATCTCCTGCTACTGCTAACTGCTTCATTGGTAATATCGATGATCTTATCGTTGATCCTAAGGCAGTATATACTACTGCATCGTTCACACTGCCTACCGAGAGATATAGAATCACTTCTGCTGACAGTAGCATTGAACTAATCAAGTTTGATAGACTGCATAGCAAGAGAGGTACATATACCCCCACCAGCGCCACCAGAAGCGGCGAGAACCTGCGTATTGAGGACATTGACTCTGGAACTGCGGGTATCAATGTAAATACGATTTCTAACCCTGTAATCACAATCTGGTCGGTTGGTTCTTCGGGTTTACAGATTCTTGACTACTCTGATGTAACATCTACACTAGCACCTGGCACTTTCAACTTTGTAACCGATAGATTCACTTACGAGACTAAGACATCTACTATTCCTACTCCTTTGGGTAGAAAACTGATCCTAGATCCGATTGTCCTTCCAAAATACTATATTAGGGATGCTGGTTATCAGAAGATCGATGCTGTTAAGGAATTTACATTCAACCAGGATATCAAGTTCGAGAAAGGTTCAATTATCCAACAAACCAATGCTCAGGGTGTTGTCCAAGCATTTGGTACCATTGTTGAGGTCCCAGTCGGCAGTATTGACGATCCTGGCGTTGGTACTACCTATAAAGTAGGTAAAATCTACGGCAACTTCAATAATACTGATCTGTTCCAAAATGACCTTGGTGAGACTAATACTATTGAGGAAATTTCGTTTGAAGTCTCTCGTCCACAAACTGCATGGGAAGCAGGTAAGGCATATGCTGTAAATGACCAAGTTTGGTCAGATGACAAGATTTACTATGCAACTAACAATGCAACTTCTGGTGTAACCGAACCTACTCATACTATCGGTGCAGTAACCGATGGTGCTGTGGTTTGGCAATTTATTAGCGATGCTCCAAACATTGAAGTTAATCTTCTGGACTATCCATGGCCTGTGCCAACTGATGCTACCCCTTGGGCAGAAACCAGATCATATCAACTTGATGATACTGTATACTTCGGTAGAAACAAATATACCTGTACAGTTGCTGGTACCACTGGTACAACCGCACCAACCCATACATCAGGAACAGCGACGGATAATTCCGTTACATGGACATACACTAGTACATATGATCCACTTTATAACTATGCTAGGTTCCGTCCTACTAATGTTCTCGATTATAGAGTAACTATTCTGAATACTTTCAGTGGTTCTGACTTTATTGTTGGAGACGTGGTTTCCCTTGGCAATAGCGTGAATGCTGGTCCTAAGGAAGACACTAATAACAAAATTGCAGAAGTAAGTGGTCTATCTAGTGTTAAGACTATTCGTGTTACTGTAAACCTGAATAAGGACATTGTTAGAACATCAGAAGCGAATACAGACCTTATCTATTGTTCTGCACTCTCTCCACACAACTTTAAGACTAATGACATCCTCTTTGTTGAAGGATTTACAACTGCTGAGTTTAACGGTTCATTCTTCGTAAAAGAGGTCTTCTCTTCCAGAGATTTCACTTACAGAATGAGAGCAATTGCTACTGGCGAACCTGCTTTCCAGCAAAACGCTATTGCAAGAGTTAAGATTGCTTCTAAGCACCCAACCTTGCTTCTGGTCAGAAATCACTCTTATATCTTTGATATGAGTGATATATCTAACTTTGGGTACTATCTGTCGTTTGCACAAGATAACCAGTTCAAACTGGAATACTCTTTCAACGTAATCGAGCGTGAAGGCACTCCTGGTCTTTCTTCCGCTACTGAGACCCCTGTGGTCAAGTTTACGATCGGTGGTGAAGTTACTAACATCACTTACTACTTTGACCCATCTAGAACAACTGATACATCACCAGTTGGAGAAAACTCCTTCATTGACGTTATTAAGACACCATTTGATGGTAGATTCCAGATTAGCGAAGTTATCTCGGATACTGAGTTTAGATTCCCTCTTCTTACCGAACCTGAGTTCACTAATGCTGAAATCGGTCTGAATGATAGAGATGTTCCTAATACCATCTATTCAACGACTTCTACCAAAGCAATCGGTCCTATCAACTCGATTCGACTAATTTCACCTGGTGGATTCTATAAGAAACTCCCAATCATCTCTGATATTGCTTCTGATCGTAAGATCGAGAAACTGCGTATCACTGCTGCTGGTACTGAGTATGCACCTGGTGTATACACTCAGATCAGTATTGATGGTGATGGTGAAGGTGCTTTGTGTAATATCACTGTTGAACTTGATGCTGAGACTGGATCTGGTGCTATCAGCGATGTTGCACTTACTGATCCTGGTAAAGGTTATACCTTCGCTACTATTGACATCGATGGTATCCCTGGAATCCTTGGAGCAACATTGGCAGGTTCTGGTGGTGCCATCGAGGTTGTCATTCCTGATGAAGGTACTGGTGCTGCTGTATTCTTAACAGGTACTCAGATTGGTAAGATCAAGACTCTGAAAAACAATGAGTTTGGTTATGGTTACTCCCATGACTATACTCTCCGTCCTGAGATTGCATTCCCAATCAACCTTCAACTGTTCAACACTTCTATTCTTTCACAGATCAAGATCACTAATCCTGGTGCTGGTTATACCTCTGCACCTGCTGTTCTGATCTCTGGTGGTGGTGGTGTTAATGCAGAAGCAGAGGCAGTTGTCAAGAACAACAGACTTTCTGAAATTCTGATCAAGAACCCTGGTTCTGGTTACTCTTCACAACCTATTGTTACCCTGAAATCAGAGTTCACATACGTTGTGAACCTTGACCTCAACTATTTGCAGTTCAACTTCCCACATGGTATTACCACTGGTGCTGAGGTTCAGTTCCGTGCTGATAACATCGGTTCAACAGAAGGCATCCTGCCGAAACCCAGTAGCGTTGGTTTGACCAGTTTGTCTGCTAGTCAGACTTACTATGCTATTGCTGGTGATGCAAACGGTCTTGAATCCGATCAACTTAGATTCGGTCTGACCCCAGTTGATGCTGAGTCTGGTAACTTCATCACATTCTTGACCCAAGGTGATGGTCGTCAGGTTCTTCTTACCGAGGTGTTCGGTGGACAAGCAGAAGCAGTGGTTGAAACTTCCAGATTCTTGGAAGGTGAGCAAGTGTTCCAAGGCGAAACCTTCGAGACTGCAACTGCATTTGGTATCGTTTCTGAAAACGATGGTTGGCAGATTCAACCTAAGATCCTTAAAGTTACCAATCCTGACGGAGACTTCGTTGTTGGTGGCAAAGTTCAAGGTATCATTTCTCGTGCTTCTGGTGTCATCGACAACCTGAACATCGCTAAGGGTGTTCTGAACATTGATGCTATCACTAAGACTGCTGGTAGATTCACTGATGACGTTGGCAAACCTTCTGAAATTGTTCAGAAGATTCAAGACTCGTTCTTCTATCAGAACTTCTCCTACGTTATTAAGTCTCAGATTCCTATCAACAAGTGGAAGAATCAGATTCTGGAAAACAACCACCCAGTTGGTTTCAGCATGTTCGGTCAGTTAGAACTGACTGGTGGTAAGGATATCTCTGGTCGTAAGGTTGCTGCTGACTTCACTAAGCAAGTTAACATCAATGAGTATACTAATGTCAATGAGATTACCTCATTCGGCGCTGCTCAACCAATCTATTCAACCTTCAATAACTCCGAAGTTCTCTTCCGTAAGAAGAGACTGACTAACTCTGAGGAAATTCTTACATCTATCGTTAAGAAGATTGATAGTATTTCTTCTCAGTTCGATGGTGTCACTAAGGCATTCCCAATTACAGTTGAAGGCAATCAAGTAATTGTTAACGAGAATCAACTTCTTGTTACTTTGAATGGTGTTATCCAATCACCAGGCAATGCATATAATGTGGTGGGTGGTTCTATTGTGTTCTCAGAAGCACCTAGACCTGACTCCAAAGTGGTTTATAGGAATATCTCTTTTGATATTATGCCTATCACCAGATTGAATCTGAATACTATTGCTGGTATCTTCCCATCAATTGGTGACACAGTTAATGGATTCACAACTCAAACAACAGCAAGAGTTGTTGCAACTGGTGCAACTAGTATCGACGTTGTAGACATCGGTTCTGGAACTGGAACATTCGATCTGAATGAGAGAGTTGACGTTGGTAGAACTGGGTTTAGTGCTCTTATCGGTAGTATCGATAAGTCATTCACTAAACTGTTCTTACAGAGTATTGGTGGTACATTCGGAACAATTTTAATCGGAGATATTGTAACAGGCCAAACAACTGGTGCAAGAGCAACTGTAACCTCTATTGATCTTACTGATCAGAGCATCCAAGTGACAGACATGTCTAATGGATACTTCGACCGTGGTGAGGATATACAATTCTTTGCCGCTGGTTATGGCGCTAACATCTTGAATGTTGATAGTGTTAACTATAAGACTATCTTTGAGTTTGGCGAATCTCTTACAGGTCTTGACAATGATACTGCTATTGTTGAAGAGACCAACCTTGACCTTGATGGTAACGTCTCTGATAAGTTGGTATTGTCCAAGACCTCAGGAACTGCTGAGTATGAGACTGGTGCATACAACCTTCTTCTCAATGATATCTTCTATTCTGCTTCATCTAACATTGCTGGTCGTATCACACAGATCTCACCTTATAGAGATCCCATCACGAGCATCAATATCGAACGTCCTTCTACCGTTACTGGCGAATGGGCATCCTTCCAAGAAGGTGATCAATTCCTTGGTCTGACTTCTGGTGCAAGAGGTGAAGTTGTCAGAATTGACTATGAGGCATCACCACCTATCCTGTACTACCTCAGAAAGACTGAGCAGAACTTTAACTTAGATCCTAATACTATTGATCCTACTGATGGTGATCAGACAGCAGTTTCTGAAACTGTACAAAAGTATGAAAATGATGTTAATGGTAATGAAGTTTTAGATTCCTTAACTGAGACTCTTCTTGGAGAAGCAAGGATTGGTGATGTGGTTGACACTCTGGTCATTAACAGAGGTTCTACATTCTTCGGTATGATCTTCGAGCGTTTGATCTCTCTGACTAATCAGAACCAAATCCTTGATGATGTTTCTAAGACTACTATCACCCCTGTTGAAATTCTTGACAGTTCTGATCGTATTAACGCTGACTTCCTTGACTTTGAAGAAGTTCGTTCTACTGAAATCGAATATGAAGATCTCACTGGCGGCACATTAGCAGTTGGCGATAAACTTCGTTCTATCCAAGTAACATATGGCAACCCAGTAACAGATTCCCTCAACAGATGGAAAGATGCTGGTCGTATGATCGAGTTCAACAGACAGGAGATCGTTGACTTTGCTAATGCTGAGATTTCTGTTGAGCACCCTGCGTTCTACTATCCTGGTGACAACCAGACAGATCAGTTCAGCAGATTTGCAGATTCTTATCGTCTGATTGCTAAGAACAAAGAATACATCATCGCTAAGTCTTATGCAGACATGGTTGTTGAGTATCCTCTTCTGACCATACCTTCTTCTACCAAGTGTAAGAGAGATATTGGTAAGTATATTGACGCACTATCCATGGACATGTTCCAAGGTGGTACTGTTTATACACGTAAACTTCTCCAATCCTATTTCAGTACAGATGGTCTGACCTTCCTGTATATTGACGGTGAAGAGCAAGCAACTGAATATGCGTTTGAGCAAGCACTCAACTATATGAAGGATGCTCTCACTAACATGCTCACAGGTAGTGAGGTTGTTGATGGTGTAACTTATGTCAAGTATGACGAGAGATCTAGTGGTGGATCTAGTGGCACTGGTATCACTGCTGACCCATCACCTGGTAATAATTATGGTACTGCTGGTTCCAATGCTATAAACTATGGTGCTACAAATTGTTCTGATGTGCAGTCAGCACTCACAACTCTCTTTACTAACGTATCCGAAGTTCTGCTTGCAGGTTCACTATCTGATCTGATCGATCTGTCAGAACCCAATACATACAGTGCAAACGAGACTAAGTGTCGTCGTGACATCGGTCTGATGGTCGATGCTCTCGCTGCTGATATTGCAGGTGATGGTAACTATCAGATTGTCGAATTTACTAAGAAATACTTCGATAACGCTGGAACACCTATCAGCAATGGTCTGGTTGGTGAAGTTGCTGAATCTCTTACTGCATTCAGAAAAGCAGGCGAGATGTGCCGTAAGGCAATCAACAACCTTCTCTATGTTCAGGTCAATACCAGAACTGCTGAGACTGGTTATATGCTGAAAGATCCGACCACATATGCTGGTCCATATCTTGGTTCTTCGGGAACTGAACTGACTGAGTTTGATGTATCTAATGCTGCCTATGTGTCTGGCAGTGGCATCATGACGTTGACGATCGGTTCACACTCACTGACAACCAGCGACAGCATTACGATCAGACCTTACTCTTTACGTTTCACATGTAGTTCTGATAGTAATGCAACCTTCCACGATTACCCACGTACTGGCGATCCTGCATTCAATACACCCCTGACTATCGATGCTGTAACTGCTACAACCATTGAAGTTAACGTTGGTGCATCACCTGCTGGACAACAGTACGCTCACACCTTCATCAGTGCTATCGATAACGCTGTATTCCAAGGTGGCGGTGGTGCTGCTGCATACTACGATCCTAACTACTACTCTGGTAGAAACGAAAGTATCCAACATTGTGCTGACGTTCAGGCAGGTATCCATACTCTGGTCGAACTGGCAGCAACTGCTATCGGCGCTGGTAGTCTCACTAGCATCAACAGTCTGGCAGTTGTCAGTGATGGTTCTTATCAGATCAACGAAAACCTACGTGTTTACAAACTATCCTACAAAGATCCTGGTGGAAATGGATTCTTCATCCCTGGTGATGTAATCAAAGGTGCAACATCTGGTGCAACATTCTTAGCGAAGGGTGCAAACTCTGGTTTGAAGTGGTTGTATACCAATTCAGTTACTGGCACTTTCCAAGACAGAGAGATTCTTTCTAACACCAAATTGACTAGCAGCAATGCAGTCTTGACTGGGTTGATTAAGAAGTCTGGTTCTAAGTCTTTGAGACTTGATGCTGGTGGTTATCTGTCACATGAACTGAGCGAAGTTCAGAAGTTTGGAACTGATGATTTTACAATCGAGATGTGGATCAGACCTACAACTCTGTCTGGTTTGCAGTATCTCTGGGATACTCGCACCAGTGGTGCTGCTGAGGTTGGATCTCCTGTTCTATATCTGAATGGTAGTAACATCTCTTGGTACCTGAACGGTAGTGATCAAATCTCAGGTGCTCACAACTTAGGCACTGACGCTTGGCATCATATTGCTGTCAGCAGAACAACAAACATCACCAAACTTTGGGTGAATGGTACACAAGTTGGCGGCGACTTCACTGATAACACTAACTATCTGGAACGTGCATTCAAGATCGGTGCTGACTTAACAAATGCTAATGGATTTGTCGGTTGGATTGACAACATCATTATTAAGAAGGGTGTTTCAGACTATACTGCAACCTTTACACCTGGTTCTACCTATCCTACTACTACTAATGACATCTCGTTCGGTATGAGTATGGAACTGCCTCTGATCATGAGTGATCAGGAAAGATATGGCGTGTATACTGGTCAAACTAACTCTTCTGCAACTGCTAAGAGTATTGACTTTGATAATAAGCAGTTCATCATTGAAGATATTAACCTCGCACGCGATGAGCATCGTAAGTGTGCAGATCTTATCGAACTTAACTACGACTGGATCGCACAGGTTGCTATCGGTTTGATGAAGGAGAAGTATTCCGACTTCCTCATCCCTGGCGATACTCTTGATGGAGTTGGAACACAGCAAGGTACTAACAAGTGCTTGCGTGACACCAAAGAATACATCTTGAAAGCAATCGTAGAAGACATTAAGTATGGTGGTAACTATAACAGCGTCATCGCTGGTAGAGGTTATCTGACTAAGGATGGTGGTCTAAATTATGTGGGTAATGAACTCCTACAATCTATCTACACTTGGACAGAACTTGCTAATGTTGTTAATTATGTAATTACTACTACTAGTGGTGATCTTGAAACCTATAACGGTACTAAGTATACTGAACTTCTTCGGATTCCTAACAACTTTACATCACCTGCATCTACCGCTGTAACTGACGAGATCACTGCTCTTTCTAATACTATTGCAGATATCATCGGACCTACTGGTGATAGATTCCGTGATGCAGGCGATATGATCTGGAAGAACCGTAGTTACATTGCAGAAGAAACTGTTGGTTACTTGCAGGCAAACTACATTAAGGAAATCAATGGCACTACTTACGATTTCCTGACAATGCCTGGTTATGGCGACTCCTACTGTGAGCGCGATATCAAGCAACACATTCTGCCTGCTGTTGTTACTGACTTGATCACTGGTGGCAACTCTGCTACCCAGTATGTGATTGATCAATACATCAACGTCAATGATCAGATCATTCACATTGAGAATGAACTTGGTCCAATGTTGGATGCCTTCACCTTCATTAAGAAGTTGGTACATCATGCAGTTAACAACACTCTTCTAAGCAAGGGTACGACTGCTGCTGAGTTCAGTGTTGATTTTGAATATCAAGATGATTACTATATTGCACAATGGACCGATCTT